CCCTGGCGCATGATGTCGCCCTTGGGAAGATTGCGCGAGCGGGCAAGCAGGTCGCCGGGAATCCACGCCGTGGTGTCCCAGTTCTGGGGGTCGGACGGCTTCAGAACCCTTTTCTTCGTCTTCGTCTCGGCCTTGGCGGCTGCATCTGCGAGGCTCTTGGCCTCCGCTTCGGATGCCGCCTTGGCGGAAGCCTCCGCGAGCCTCTTGGTCTCTGCCTCGGAAGCCGCTTTGGCTTCGAACGCTGCCTTAGAGCGGGAAGCTGCATCGGCAAGGCTCTGGGCGGCAACGGATTGCTGCACGAGCGTCGCCAGCTTGCTTTCGTCCTCCGCCTTCGCAGCGCTCAGGGCTGCAACCGCCTTGGAGCTGTCCGTCGCCCCTAGGACGCTGCGGGTGGCGTCGGAGAGCGAGACTCCTTTGATGGCGTCGGCAAGGCTCTTGCGGCTGGCCTCTGCCAGTGACTTGCGACCAGCGCTGGCAAGGCTCTTGGCTCTGCGGGACTCGTTGGCAGCGAACTCGCCCTCATCGTTGCGATCCCAGCGGTCTCCGGGCATGGCCTTGACCACGTCGAATCCGGTCTCGGGGTAGACCAGTTCCAGCTCGCACCGGCAGTTGGGGTGGACGCCCGGGGCGTAGAAGAACTGCCCGTTGGACTCGAAGCGTCGGTGCAGCGGGATGGCGACCATGTGCAGGGGTCCGCAGACGATGCAGACGCGCTCATCGTCCGCCGTGACCCAGCGCTTGAGCGTCCCCTCGGGAAGCTGCCCGCCAGCCTGCATGGACAGCCACACGACGTTGCGCCCCACCTGCGAGGCCTTGAACGCCTCGTTGGTTCCCAGCCGGTCCGCCCGTGTCAGGAAGGCTCGGTCCACAGCGGCACGGGCGGCAGCTGGGATGGGGTCCGATAGGTAGTCGCTCTTGTCCTGAGCCATGAGCCCTTTGACGTAGGAGCGCATCTGAGGACCGTCCAGCCCGTAGGCCTCGGTCACGCGCGCCCACGCCAGACGCTCGCTCCACCCGGCGTTCAGCTGGGCGTTGAACCCCTCGGTGATGGCGACGATGGACGACTCGTTGACGTAGTCGCCCAACTCGGCCGCATAGGCGGACGCCATGGACTCCAGTTCTGAGTAGGCCACGCTCTCGGTGGATCCCAACTGGTAGGCCTGGGCGATGGCCGGGACGACAGCCTGCATCCACGCCGGGAAGATCCGCTTGTAGATCCTCTTGGCCGCCTCGTTGATCTCCTCCTGGGTCTTGGGCTGCTCGGAGGCGAGCGCGGCCTTCATGAGCACCCGCAGCAGGACGACCGCAGCAGCGATGCCCACGGCCACCTTCATGAAGTTGTGGTCCTGCTCGACCTTCGGCTTGGGAGGCTCGATCTGGGCGGTCTCCAAGAACCCCGGCTGCTCGAGGAAGGCAGAAGGGCTCTGGGCGAGGAAGTCCTCCGGCTGGATGCTCACGCAGCCTTGTCCAGACCCTGCGCCCTCATGGCGGAGCGGACATCGTCCACGGTGAGGTTGCGCAGCTCGTCCGCAGTCGGCTCGTCGATGGCTGCCAGCCGCGTCTCGTGCGCGCGCTGCACGCGGTCGATGAAGCGCGACACCGAGCGGCCGTTGGCATGGTCGGGCTTGGCGGCGATGACTGCTACCGCCTTGCCGATCTCCTTGTTCGCCACAGCGTCCGTGGAGTAGTCGCGGTCCGAGACCATCTTGCGGGCGATCTTGTGCAGCTCCGGAGCCGTGTAGTTGCGGAACCGGATGCGGTCGGAGAACCGGTCGGCCAGACCCTCGTTGACGTCGAGGAAGCCCTGCATCCGGTCAGGGTAACCGGCGAGGATCACCACGGTGTCCTTGGTGAAGTTCGGGTCCGACAGGATCGGGACCATGGCGTCGATGGCCTTCCGCCCGAACTTGTCGTTGTTCAGCTGGTAGGCCTCGTCGATGAAGATGACCCCGCCCTTGCCCTTCATCAGGGCCTTGTGGGTTGTCTCCTCGACCTGGTTCTCGTAGGGGCCGGTGATGTCGCCCTTCTTCAGCTCCAGCACGGTGGGCTTGGAGACCAGCCCCAGCTCCTTGTAGAGCGGGGCGATCTTCTCCGCGATGGTGGTCTTGCCTGTGCCGGGGTTGCCCTCGAAGATCAGGTGCATGGGGCGGTTGCCCGTGGCCAGTCCGGCTGCCTCGCGCTGCTTGGCCACGACTGCCTGATTGACGAGGGCGTCGACCTGCGAGGACACCTCGTCCATGCCGATCATCGAGGAGATGTCCTCCTGGAAGGGCTGCGCCTTCTCGCGGAGGTTGGTCCCCATGGCTCGGACCGCCTCCTTGTCGGAGGCCTCAGCTTTTGGGCCGCTCTCCTCCCGGGGCGCTCGCACGGCGTCTCGGTTCTTGTACGCCTGGATGATCCTGGCAAGGTCCTTGGCCTGCGAGAACACCTGCGAGGCGTTGAGGTCGCTGACCGGCTTGGGACCGTTGCCGTCGTAGTGCTCCTGCCACTGGAGGGCCAGATCGGACAGGCTGGCGGCGTGCCCCATGAGGGCGGGGACGGCGTCGCTGGCCGATGCGTCTGCGGTGACTACCGGATTCACCCCGTCCTTGGACCCCACGGCGGTGAAGTCCTTGCGCTTGGCGAGGATGTCGGAGATGACGGCGCTGTACTGCTCCTCCGTCCTCCCTGCCCGGACGTCGGAGATGTCGAACGTGCGACCGGCGACGATTCCCTCCAGCAGATCGAGGGAGTTGTCCGGAAGGGCGATCACGGCATTGGACGCCGCCGGGGAGTCGTACCCAGACCAGTCGATGTCGTACAGGCTGTTGGAGCGGGCGAACTTCAGCGCCGCCTGCACCTTGCGTGCCGTCTCCCCGTTGGGGTCGGTGGCGAGCTGGGACTGCAACTGGTTGATCGGGGTGTAGAGGACGGCGACGGCCTCCGTGCTCTTGGTGGCCTCGTCGATGGGAGCACCGCTGAAAGTGGTATCCCCGACCTTGGCGTTGGCGCCGAAGTGCGTCTGCTCCTGAATGGCCGCGATGGTCTTCAGCAGAGCGCTGCGCTCCTTGATGCGGGCGGCAGCGACTGTTCCCGAAGACGGCTTGGAGGGCATAGGCGCCTCCTTCGTCTCCTCGGCATCGTTCTCGGGAGAGGCGGTCTTGTCCCGCTTGTCGCGGGGGACGTACTCGTCCTTCGGCTTCTTGCCCATGACCGAGTAGTTCTGGTAGTTGGTCTGGTCCGCCGTGAGCTTGCCCTTGCCGTTGATGGTGGGGTCGTAGAACCCGTCCAGCGCTCCCTTGGGGCGGATGAACTTCGGCTTGACGTACCCCTTGTCGCTGGTGCTCACGCCCGCAGGCTGGAACTCCGCTCGGGTGATGTAGTACGGGAACTGGTCCTGGAGCGCCTGGAGCGCCTTGGCGTATCCGTAGCCGTTGAGGGCGAGGGGGTTGAGGTCCTCGCGGTTGCGCATCCGCGCCTCCTGGACGGCGCGCATCGCCTTGCCCTCTGCGCCCACGCGGGAGGCGAGGGAGCCAGGATCGCTGATGGAGGCGATGGCGTCAGGCTGGGACATTTCCCCGCGGGCGACCTGCTGGTTGAGGTAGTCGTTCACCCCGGCGTAGCGCCCCTGCTCCATGATGTGCTGGTTCACCGCATCGAGGATCGCGGCGTTCTCGTCGGCCTTGGCGAGCACCGGGTTGCGGCGCTCCCGCTTGAGGAGCCGGTCGACCTCGGCCTGGAGCTTGGGGTCGTCGAAGTCCTCCTCGGGGTCCATCCCGAGGCTGTCGGCAGCGTCGTTGACGATCTCCTGCATACGGGCACCGGAGGGCTCGGCGAGGGTGACGTCCCCGCTCTTGACCGCATCGAGGAGCTGCGCATAGCGGGCGTGCATCCGGCCCGACTTGTCGTTGTACCGGCGGGCGCCGCGGTAGTCGTCGTCGAACTCCATCGTGTAGACGCCCGAGTGGGACACGACGGTGACCGAGCGTGCGCCCGAGACCAGCCCGACGTAGATGTCCTCGGTGGTCAGGCCGCCGTAGGCGCGGGTACGGATGTACTCCCCGCCCTTGAGCCGGGAGAGGTTCTTGAGGTTGAACGGGAGGTACCAGTCCTCGCCGTAGCCCACGGCCTCGGTGACGACCTTGCCCGAGCGGTCGATGATGACGCCCTGCGAGGGAGGGATCGTCCCCGACTTGCGGTTCAGCTCGTACAGGGCAGGGTCCGGAAGGGTCTTCTTCAGAGCCTCGATGGTCTTGGACGGCTCGCGGTCCTCCACGATCCCGTCGCCGTTGCGGCGGGGCTGGGGGAGCGGCTTGCCGTAGATCAGCCACTCGTGGGCCTCGCGCCCGCTGCCTGCCTCGTGGCGCAGGGCGTCGATGTCGTTCTGGTAGACCCGGTTGGGCTCCTTCTCCACACCGCGGTAGCGGTAGGCGCTACGACGGGCAGTGGGTCCGATGACCTTCTCCGCCTGCGGCGCGTAGTTGCCTCGCCTACCTTGAGCGCGAACTGGGCGTTCTCGGGGAGGTACTTCCCGCCCATGTCGTAGGCGAGCTTGGACGAGGCGCCCATCCGTCGCCACATCTGGTCGTTGGTGCCGTAGTCGCTTTCCCTGCGCTCGACGCTGTCCAGGTAGGTCTGGGTCGCCCCCTGCGCCTCCTTGGCGGCGTTCATGGCGTAGGTGGCGAACCCCTCGGAGCCCGTCATAGCCGACAGAGCGTCCACCCCGAGGTTCATGGGCTGCTTGGGCTGGCGCACGGCGTAGGAGTTGCGGGTCTCCGCAGCGGAGTACTGGCCCTTCTTGTCGCGCTTTGCCTGGTCCCACTTGCCCGATCGCGTCATGGCCTTGGAGATGGCCTCCACGACGTCAAGGGCCTCCCCCGCCGCCTCTGACTTGCTCACGCGGCGGCTCAGGCCGAGGCTGACCTCGTTCAGACGCTTGGCGACGTAGCCCTCGACGACGGGCTCGATCTTCTCCCGCTGGGCCTCCATGTAGTAGGCCGTGTTGTCGAACAGCATCTTGGAGACGACGAAGGGCGCCTCCTCGGGATGGGCGAGCACCCACTCGTAGGCCGTGACGGCAGCAGAGAGGTCGAAGTGCGGGTCGTTGTTGGCGACACCGAAGAACTCGTTGGTGTACGTCACTTCTTCTTCTCCTTCGGCGGTGCCTTCTGGTCGGCCTTGGGCTTGAGCCGCATCTGCTTGAGCTTCTCAGCGCTCATGGCCTGCCCTGACTTTCGCTGGTCCTGCATCTGGGCGATCTTCTCCTTGTGGAGGTCGTCGCCCTGCTTGAGCTTCTGGTCGGCGAAGCGCGGGTCCTCGCCCTTGCCTGCCGACGCAGCCTGGGCCTTCATCTGCTCCAGTTTGAAGGCGTGCATGTCCTCCGCGTGGCGCATCTGCTGGTGCTTGGCCTCGAGGTCCATGTTCCCGGACGCGACCTGCTGCTCGGCCCCGAGTTCGGCCACACGCGGGTCCTCGCCTGCTTGAGCCTGCTGCTCGGCCATGGCCATCTGCTGCTTCTGCTGGTCCAGTCCCATGCGCTGCTGCTCCATGGACATGGCACCCTGCTCGGCCTGCTGGGAGACGCCGAGCATCTCCACGCGCTGCTGGGCCAGCCGCATGATGGACGCCTGACGGGCCTCGGCCTCCTTGACGGCCTCCTGCGTGTCGTCCAGCTTGGGCAGCCGCGCGGCGTCGCGCAGGAACTTCTCCAGCTCGGGGTCCGGGAACCACTGGATACCGGCAGAGGAGAGCTGGCCCATGAAGGCGGACAGCTGGGTGAGGTCCGGCGGGTCGATGTCCCCGGGCACCAGCTGGGGCAGCTCGTCCAGCTTCCACCCGTTCACCTCGAACAGGCGGGGGATCGCGTAGCGGTTGAACACGTCCGCGATGGAGGAGGCGATGGAGTTCATGGAGGCGCGGAACAGGCCCGTCTTGTCCGTGTGCAGGGCGTAGGAGCCGACGCTCTGGTGCCCCACGAGGATGAAGTCGGCCAGCACCGTCATGAGGATGCGCTCCTCGTAGCGGCGGATGATCGTGTTGATGTCGAACTGGCGGCCGCCGCCGGAGTTCAGCAGGGAGAAGTCGAACAGGTCCTGCTTGGTGTCCGGGTCGATCAGCCTGGGGACGATGATGCCTTCCTGCTCGTTCCGCCGTACCGAGCGGACCATGGTGCGGAAGGCCTCGACCATCTTGGCCTTGTCTGTGCCCTTTGCAGCGGACAGGTAGTCAGACGGTACGCGTGCCACAGGCAGGCCAGCCAGATCACGCTCGGCTCCGATCCCCTCGATCTCCTCCAGGCGCTTCTTCATGTACCACGGTCGGTACGAGTTCCTCAGGAAGGAACGCCCCTCGGGGTTGCCCTTGGCCGTGGAGACGCGGAAGAGCAGCGACTTCTCGATGGGGATGATGACGGTCTTGTACGAGGGCGGGGCCATCTGCACCATGGCCTTGATGCCGCCGGTCTCGTCGAAGACCCAGCGGGTCATGGTCTCCTGGGCGCGGATGGGGATCTTGCGCCAGCCGATGCGCCCGTCCGTGAACTTGGAGCGGTTCCGGCCGTCCTTCTCCCACGGCCCCACGCGGCGCTTGTAGACGACCTCGTGCCACGACCAGCCGAAGGGCAGCATGGTGAGGATCTCGGAGATGACGTCGTCCCACGTGGTGGACATGTCCTCCATGCACTGCTCGACGAACTCGGCCGCCTGCTTCTGCTCGGCGTTCGTCCCGGCAGGCTCCACCCGCCAGTTGATCTGGCGCATGAGGCGGTCCACAGCGAACAGGAGGGCGCCGACCGTGGGGTCGTTGTCCGCCATCTCCTTGTAGATCTGGACGGCCTTGCGCCCCTTGAGCTGGGGCAGGAACTCCTCGGTGATGTACCCGGCGTTGCGCTTGAGGCCGGTAGCGCCGAGCTCGATCATCGGCGAGACGTTCTTGGGGACCTCTTCGCCAGGGACGAGGTCCTCTGAGGCAGCCTCGTACCTAGTGACACTCATGTGTTCATCCTCTCAGGTACGTCACACCAGAAGGGAGAAGCCGTCAGGCTCCTCGGTCTTGACCTCGACCTGCACAGAGTAGGACTCCGGGTGGGCGAACTCCCGCTCCAGTCTGGTCGGGGTATTGTCGCGTCGCACGGTGATCGGCCCTGCGGTTGCCGTCCCGCGCCCCATGACCTTGTAGGCCAGGGCGAAGGAGCAGACCTCGTCGGGGAGGTGGAACTCCTGCGAGCGGGAGTACAGGTCGCCCACCTGGGCGTACTTGTGGGCGAGGTAGGCGCTCTTGACCCTCGGGGCCTTCAAAGCGCCCTTCTCCACGGCATTGACGTACTCGGTGAGCATGGCGTCGCGCTTCTCGCCCGTCATGGTGAATCCCCGCGCGCGCACGTCCACGTAGTCGTTGACCACGTTCCCCAGGCCCGTGGAGTCGTGGATGGCGTCTGCCCCGTACCGCTTGATGGCGTCGTTGAACCACCCGATCATCTGGGGGTAGGGGCGCCGGTTCACCTTCAGGTAGTAGGCCAGCTCGAACGGGGTCCGGTCGGCCCGCCATACCGAGATGACGGTGTAGTCCTGCTCCTTTCCCCAGTCTGCCGCAGCCACGTAATAGCCATCACGTTCCGGCTTGAGGAACGTGTATTCCCAGAAGTCCTTGGACTCTTTCTCATCCAAGGGTTCGGGAGACTTGTCGAACATGGCATCCACGGCCTCGGAGTTGAAGGCGCGGTTGCCGATGGAGGGCTCACCGAGCTCGTACTCCGTGCGCCACATCTCTGCGGGGATGATCGACTTCTTCTCGTCGATGGTCTCCTGGGTCAGCCAGCCGTCGATGGGGTTGGCCGAGCACTTGTAGCACCACTGCACGATGGGCAGCTCGCGCTCCTCGTAGCGCTTGCGGATCTCGGTGAACGTCCCCTCGGGGTTCTGCCACGTGGAGCACAGGGCCGAGTAGGGCTTGACGATCTGCCCGAGGTAGTTCTTCTGGGGCATGGGCTGGCCGAGGGCCGCATCGAGGATGTCCAGGTCCATCTCGTCGATCTCATCGAGGATGAGGAACGGTGGGTGGGGACCGCGGACCGTCTTCTGGGACGCCGTGAGGGGGCGGATCTTGGCCTTGTTGGTCAGCTGGATGAGCGTCTGGGACTCGGTCTCGATCATGTACCGGGGAGCGTTCTTGTAGTCCAGGGCGTTGCGCATGTGGATGTGGATGTTGGCCGACTGGCTCAGGGAGCCGCCCAGCAGGTTCACATCCGAGCCTTGGAGGAACGCCTTGGTGATCCCCAGCACGGAGAGCATGTAGCTCTTGCCCGACAGGCCTCGGGAGCCGTGCCACAGGGCCGTTGAACCCCGGGTGAAGTAGGCGTCGGCGAACGCCTGGAAGGGCGGGGTGTGGTCTGGGTCTCCGCAGGTGTGGCGCGGGATGACCACGCCCCACATCGTATTGACGGTCTGCCAGAGCTCGTCGTCGTTCTCAGGCAGGCGGGTGAGCGCGAAGGACACTCAGGCTCCTAGTCCCAGACGAACAGGTTCGCCTTTCCAGAATCCCAGATGTTGCGGATGGCGTAGATCAGGTCCCCGCCCTTGACCGAGCACAGGACGTAGGTCGGATGGACCTCGGTCACCTTAGCGTGCTGGTACTTCAGAACAGGGGCGTTGTCCCCGTCCAGCTTGCAGTCGACAGGGTTCTTGACCGAGATGTGCATCCCGGCCTTGATCGCCCTCACGGCTGCTTGCCGACCCGCAGCTCGCCGTAGGGAGTCCAGTTGGACCAGCCGAGGTAGCGGGCGCCCCAGCGCTCCATTGAGCGGGGAGCGCGGTCGATCTTGCCCGTCTCCACGTAGTCGTTGGAGAAGCAGGTGTTGTGGGTCTTCTTGCCCGCAGCGATGGTCACATGGCCGTACTTGCCGATGGCGTAGTACAGCAGGGCGCCGCGAGGGGCATCCGAGGGCTTGCCGCCGACGTGCTTCTGCGCGCGCGGGATCTTGCTCCACGCGATGATGGCGCTGGGAGCCCAGGCGGGGACGCCGTAGGCCGAGCGGCAGAACGACTGGCACAGGCCCTTCCACGACTTGCTCGGGGTGCGCATCTCCTTCTTGGCGAAGGCGATGACCTCCTCGACGTCGCGCTTGAGGAATCCGCTCATGCCTGCTCCTCCTCTTCCCCCGGAACGTCCTGGTACGCGCCCTTGGCGATGGGCAGCGGGCCGTCCTCGTCGAACGGCAGCTCCTGCTGGACGGGCTCCACCTTGGGCTTCTCACTCTCCGACATTGACGTCACCCTCCTGTGCCTTGCCAGCACCGTACTGGCGAGTAGCGCTCGTGAACCACAGCCCCAGCGTAGTCAGGACGATGCCGATCAGCGCTGCAAGCGAGACCGGGATGTTCCACTGAGGAACGGCCTGCACGGCCCACGCGATCAACGCGGGGACGAGCATGATGATCAGGTGACGCCAGTACGGCGCGATCTTGTCGAGCACGGCTCCTCCTAGATGGGCTGGAACAAGTCTCGCAGTCCTGTCTACCGGTATGTGGAGTCCAGCCCTGCAATGCGGGGTCCGTTGCCGTTCCTGGACCCGTAGGCATTGGTCCCTGCCCCGGTGATCCTCGGGTGGCCCTCGAATGTCCCGACCCCGTCGTCGCGCTGGAACATGCGCAGGGGAGGCTCGTTCCCGTCTGCGTTATCCACAGCCGTTCCCCAGGGGATGCCGTAGCGCCATTTGCTGGGCAGGGAGATCTTGAGCACCGGCTGGATGCCGACCGTCATGGAGTGGGTGTAGGAGTTGGTTGTGAGGTCGTGCCCCGATCCGAACCCTGCGCTGTGGGGGTCGTAGTTGCCCCGGTTCGCCTCAGGGTCGTAGTCAGTGATGAACCACGGGACGCTCTCCTCCCTGCCCCAGTACTCCACGAGGTAGAAGGACACTTTCTTGGAGGCGAAGTCGGTTGGCTTGATGGTCGGGATGCACCCGTAGATCGTCTGGTTCACGCTCATGCCGAGGTCGGTAGCCGTGTTGAGCGTGTAGATACTGTCCACGCCCCCAGTGAACGTCACCCCGGTAAGAGTCCATGTCCCGTTCTGGGCGCCACTCCATGTGGGAGTTATTGTCAGGACCAGTGTCCCCGCGCTCCCCGAGGTC